TATCATCCTGGTTAAGATAATTGAGCGAATTGGAGTTTTGAAAATCGCTGCCATTGTAAGCAACGATCACCAATGCTTTATTAGCACTCTGCGCTGCATCCTGTGCCGTTTTACGATCTTTTTCATTCTCGAAAAGAACAGTAACCAATGCTACTGCTGATAGTGGTGCAGTAAGTTTGGTGGCTATTTCGTTTTCAATATCGTAGTAGTTGAACGGCAATTGATTTATGATTTAGTGCATGAGATTTGTCGCTGCGATTGAAATGACGGGGCCATTTAAAAGAACTATGTTTTAACCTGCAGGCGGGCTTCGTAGGTTTTACCATCCCACCTGCGGCTTACTGATAAAATAAAAAATTCGCCAATGGTTTCTATGCTGATCACTTCCCTGGCACTTTCGTCTGCTGCTTCTTTTAAACCCCTGAACAAACCTTCTTTGTATTCGAGGGTAAGTTTATCGGGATCGTACTCTGCATTGGCCAGTTTCTCTTTTTCTGTTGGCCCTTTATAAAGAACTGCACCGGTTAAAGCATCGCCACCGGCGAGGGGCGTCCAACTTGCTGCATAGCCCATGGTGGTGGTAACCGTATCGATCATGTTGCTTTGCAGGTTGTCGAAAATATTCATGCCAGGCAATTAAGAAATAAGATCTACCTGAACAGTTGTTGCTGTTGATACCGCAGCAGCATACGCATAGCCTACATGTTTGTTTGCGGCACTGTTATCGGTATTATCAATACGGCTGTTGGTGGCATCCCAATATACTTTTGCACCCTGCGCAATTGCAGCAGTACTTGCGTGTGTGCGTTTTGCGATTTCAAATACACCTTCTACCTGTACCGATATTACATCGTCGGTTGTACCGCCTATAATTGCCACGCCGAGGCGATCACCCATCAGCACCGGCTGGCCACTAACGATAGTTGTTGATGATGGAACTGTGTAATCGAACACATCGCCGCAGGCTATAAGATTTTTTGCCATGATTTGTATTTTTATCAAGAGCCTGCCTGAATGCGCAGGCTCTTTTATTTTTAAATTATGTTTACTGGTTAAAAGTTTCGATTATGCGCCCGGGTTTTTGTAAGTACCTCTCCAATCCCAGAACTTAGCAGCAAAGTCGGTACGGGCTTTCATCTCAAAACCATCAACCTCAAATCCCCAACGGCTTTCTGTATATAAACCCGCATTACCCTGCAGGTAACCATAAGTAGCATACTGCAACATTGCATCTGCAAATACATACCAGGCGCCTGTGGCAAGACGCTGCTCAACTATTTTTTGTAACCCTGCTGAAGCGAAAGGATTTACCTGGCCAGTTTGGTTAGGGGTAATATTTGTGAGTAACTGATCTGCTGCCATTTCCTGTTCAGGAGCAACAACGATCCATTTAGGAACTACATTGATGAGCTCATCTGAGGTCAAGCCTTTCTGACGGCGCATTGCTGTACGTGCAGCATTCATAGTGGTTGCATCGAGTGCAGCACCAGAACCTGCAAGGTTACCGTGTGTAGCTGTATGGAAGAGTGCCACATTATCGCCGGTTTTTACGTTGCCGGTAATAAGTGCCCAGAAGATATTGCTTTCGTTATTTGATGCGCCGATCGCAACAAGGTTTGCCAAACGGGCAAAGCCTGCAAGATCATCATTGATCATCATTTGACGGGTAAATTTGAAGAGCTTACCATAAGTGGAAAGCTTCCAGTTATCGGCAGTTTCAACGAATGAACCAAACTTAAATTCTGCGCCTTCTTTAACCTCGTCGAACTTGGCTATACCACCAAACTGGATACCGGTAGTTGCTTTGAAATCAGGCAGATCCTGCTGTACTGCAAGAGCTTTAAAAGTTTGCGGTGTGGATTCGTATTCCTTACGCAAAAATTTATTTGTAAGATTGGAAAGAAGGTTAGGGAAATCTGACGTGCTCATGGAACGTTCGAAGATTTCCATTTTATTGAAAGGATTTACCTTAATGCCTCTTTGTTCCAGTACCAGATGCGCAGCAGCTAAAACGCTGATGCCACGATAATTTACAGCAAGGGCACTGGCAGGATCATCCTGTTTACCGATCTCGTATTTACCGGGAGCTGTGCGGTTTAACAAAGCAAACTCTACTGCGTTGCGGGCCTTTACAGTTTCATCATCACCGATAATGGTTGCAGATGCACTACGTGGTGCAGGAGATTGTTTTTCTGCCAATTTGTTTATGATGGCTGCACGTGCACCATCAATAGTTAATGCAGGATCCTTAATAAGGGTTTCTGCAAACTCTATATCAAAACCGGCTGCACGACATGCGCCGATGATATCCACTGAACGTGTGTTTGCCTGCTGGGTTGCCAGCTTGCGTTCGTTTTCTACATTAGGTGTAGTTTCAGCGGGTGCTGCTGGGGCTGCGGCAGGTGGAGCGGGTGCTGCTGATGGAATTACAATTTCTTCGGGCATATTACGTGTTTTAGAATTTTGAATTATTGTTACTTCGTTTGTAGGAGTTTGATCGGATTGGGAGCGGGTTGAAGAATTATAATCTGCGGGAACAGAAACAAATGATATTTCGAAAGGCTCCCAATCTGTTGCGGTTGCTGTAGGTACATCGCCCACTGATTCGTCAATGAGCATGCGGTATACACGATAACCCACAGATATATTACGGGCAATACCATCTTTTACATCCTGGATAAAACCTTTAAGTTCATCGCGTTTACTTAGCTGGATCGTTGCATTTAATTTGCCTGCTGCAATCCATGCGCGTTTTACCACACCCAATACCGCAGTGGTTACACTGGAATATTTGTTGTGATTATCCAGCACATTTGCCCCGGCATTCAAGCGGGCCATACGAACACTGGAAGCATCCATAGAAAGTACTTCGTTTACCGGACCATCCCAGCTCATCTGCAAAACAGGTGCATCGGTTGCAGCAACAACATCTACCGTATAGCTTTCTTCATTGAAACTACCCGGTACAAATTCTGCTGAACGTAAATGTGATTGTATTTGCTTTTTAATCTCTGGCATTGTATGAGTTGCGTTTATCGCACTTTATAGAGATACGAAAATAGAATGTTGCAGCATTGCAGTTTGTTCATTCTGTGTTCATAGTTTATTCGGCAGGTGTAATGGCATGTCGGGAAACTTTAAAACCATTCTCTACTGCCCAGGCGTGATGATCTTCTATGTAGACATTGCAAGGATCGCAAGCTGCCATCCAGTATTCCTGGTTCATTAGATTATCGCCACGGCCACGTACATGGTGAATATGGACCGGAAAAATATTATACAGGTTTTTGCCTGGCTGATTGTGTGGACAATCGGGTGAATTTATTTCGCACTTTTTATGCGTTGCTAAAAACAGTGCTGCTTTGGCGGCATAAAGTTTATTTACCAGTACACGTTTTGCACTGAATGGCTTAATGGGCTTTTGTTTTTTATCTGTACGCAGGTACTGATGGCTTTTGCAATAGCCGCCACCAAAGATGTTGCGGGTGCAGCCTTCTTTGTTGCAGGTTTTAGGCATGGGTTTGTTTTAATGCTTTGAAAAACTTGCGTTGCGCATTCTGCGGGTTAATGGCGGTTGTGTAAATGCAATCTTCTTTTACGATGATCTTCTTTTGGACCGAGCCATCGAGATTTCTGTTTACCTGGTTAAATTCAGCAATAGTTAATTGGCCGGTTTTTATATTGAGCTGGTAACAGAACTGGCCTTTGTGCGGGTTGAGCCTGCCGAGGAACAATTGCTTTTTTTGTTCAGCAACTTTTTGAACGACTGCAATATTTTCTTTTTGGGTTTGTAATTCTTTCATGCTCATAAATGTTGTAGGAAAGCAGTTGCCCACCCTGCTATTGCAAGGTAGACAAATGCCGAATAATAAATTGAGGGGAATTATTGTGAAACGAAAACGATGTTAAGATTGCATTTTAAAGCCTCTGCAATCTTCTTTAGTGTGGCTGTGGAGCAATCTTTGCCATTTTCAATATCAGCTATTGTAGCCTGTCTTACGCCTGTTATCTTAGAAAGCTGCACCTGTGTAAGGTGCAGCGATTTTCTAAGTTCTTTTAAGTTACTCATGCTCTTCCACAATTTCAAATGAATTATCGCCAATTGTTGCACTTTCATCACCAGATTCAAAAATTACTCTTTTACTATCAGGGTCGGTGATGGTGTGGTTTTCATCAGTTAAATAATAGTTAGAAGCCATTGCACAATCATCAGCAATAATTGCAAGTTGATTAATAGCTTCTTCTTTAGTTAAAGAATTTGCTTTAACAGTTTGTCCGTTTTTTACGATTTTGTAAGTCATGTTGTTTAATTTATTTGGTGGTTTAATTATAAAGAGGCTGCACCTGATTTGCCAGCTCTATATCTTCTTCTTGATGCTTCTAAAGTTGCAGCCATTGTCTGACCAGTTGCATATAAATAATCTAAATGGTCTCTATCTTCTTGGGTTAATTCTCTTAAAACTTCTTTCTTTTTTGCAACTTTTACAAAAGGCTCGTTAGAAAGATTTGCATATTGATTAAGCAATTTTTTCACTTCGCCAGTTTTTAGAATTTTAACTGTTGTTGTAGTTGCATCTTGATTAAGAATTTCAACCTCACCGAACGCTTTTGAAAATTTTGTAGTTGTCATTGTTATTTGCTTTTGTTACACAAAAATACGCTAAAGCGTATTAAACTACCAAATAAATTATACTAATTATCGTATAAACTTATCCACATTTTTAATCCCCCTCAATTTCAAAGAACTATTTAAACACCCTGATTGCCTTCCTACAACATGGGCATTTGCAAAAGGCTGGCTGACGAATATATTTTTAGCAATTATTTAAAACCCAACATTAGCAGGTGTTTGGGGCTGAAACCTAAAGCCATCAGCCCTTCGCAATATGCCTACCGTTATGGTGTACAAGAGTGCCCCGAAACAAGTTCGGGATAAACTGTGCAAGGATGTTGCGATTTACGCAACTGTTGGGCTAAAAAAGATTTCTCGCTTTGCTCGAAATGACGGGCGTTAATGAAATGTTTTGCCAAGAGATCCCGAAACAAGTTCGGGATGACGGCTGCATGGCTTATGCATCTGTTGTGTCTGTTGTAGTTGCTGTTTTTTTCTTGCCTTTTGCTGGTACTTCTCCGGTTTGTTTGTCTTTATCGAAACGTTGATCGCATTCGGGTTCGAGGCCGTATTTATCAAAATTTTCTTTATCCTCTTTCATCTGCTGCAACATATCTTCCGGATTATAACCGTTTTCCCGAACCGCTTCCTGCCAGCTTATTAAACCTCCACGAATAGCTTCTATTTGCGCAGAAATTTCTTTAGTAGGATCAATCATTTCACGACGAGGGGTTGTCCAAATAACCGGGACCAGTTGTGATTTTACTATTCCGTTAATTACTGCCAACTGCATGAACCAAAGCCATGTTTTATTACACATCATTGGTATGAATGTGTTCCATTGCCATACGGAAATGTTGCGGTGGAACTGTAACCAGCCCATGCGGCCTGAACTGAAATTTACTGCGGTTAAATCACCGGTGAGGGTTACATAATCGATGCCATAAGCAGCAGCGATGCCGCGCAGAACAGATTTTGTGTACTGATCGTAATTGGCACCTGCATCGGGCGGCATGGCAAAGCTTACCTCTTCGCCGGGTGCCAGATCTTCTATAATACCAGGCTCTACTTTTTCGAGGCGGTCGGGGTTAGTGCCATCATCGGTGCCGCCGATAGGAACCACATTTGTTTTGCGACGGAATACGGTAAAGCAGGCTGCAATCTTTTGCCTTATGAGCTGTGTATCTTCAAACTCATCTAAATCTTTAAGGCGCAGCATGGCGGCGTGCCCGAAAGGAATACCGCGAAACTGGCCGGGGCGTTCTTTTTTAAAGATGTGCTGGATTTCAGCAGCGGGAGTGCGAACAGAAGTTGTATTGTAATGCAACTGATCGCCGGGATGGTTTGGCCAAAGCCAATAGGCAACAATTTGATTGGTGCTATTAAATTCAACACCGTAATAAATGTAACCTCCATCGCTGAGCCGATCCTGGTATTTACTTGTATCTATAAAGTCGGGCTCGAGGACCTGCAACTGCAAAGGAAAGATGGCATCTTTTGCCGTGTTGATATGTTTACGAATGAGCACTTCTCCGGATTCTGCCAGGCACAAAGCGGCAAGGTGCTGAATACCGTAGAGGTTTAAATGGCCATCGTAATCGCACTGGGTAGAATCGGCCCATGCGGTAAAGGCAGCTTTTAATTTTTTTGTTTGAAGATCGCTGCCTGCCATGGGTGTGGCAAGGATGCCAACACCTACGATATTGTTTGCAATTTCCTGAACCGCTTTTTTAGCATAGCCATTGTTGCGTACCAGGTCGCGGCTGCGGTTGCGCAGGAAGGTAAGTGCACTGTGTATTTCGGAGTTTGCACTGGTTGAGGTTGCTACCCATTGCGAGGTGCGACGTCCACCGGCTGCAGCATCGAAACGGCGGGTGCCAATAAGATTAAGGGCTTTGCGGAATTGTAAGCGGCGATAGGCTGCTTCGGGTGCAACTGCACTAATAATGCGATCTAGTATGTTGAATTTCATCTTTGCCATGTAATAATTTGGTAGTGTATTTATTTGGTGATGAAATTGTATTTATGTGAGGCCGCTGGAATAGGTACCAAACTTTCTTGCTGAGGTTGCCGATGTGCCTGGTGCAACTTCTGCGGCGATTACATTGCGCAAACGCAGCATTTCATCCAGGCTGCGGTAGGTGACCTCTTTATCTGCATACTTAACGGTGAGCGCACCTTGTGCAATGGCGGCATCTAAAGCGGTTAATTGTTCCTGTGTAAAAGCCATAAAAAGCGGTTTTTTAGCCTTAAATTGCGTAAAACGCAACTAATATTCCGAAATTCCGGCTTTTTCTGCGATTTTTTTTAAATCGCCCAAAGTTTGCACATACTTACTTTTTGTACAGCTGATAATATCGATGCCATGCTCTACGGGGCTTTTGGTTTTATTAAAACGGAAACCAATGGCACTTTTACTGAGCATGGTGTTGCTTTTGATGAGGTAAAAGCAGATATGCCGCATGTAGGCTACATTGTAGGCGGTGATGGATAATAGTTCGGGTTCGGATATCCCGAAATGATCGCAGGCTGCTTTAATGATCTTCTCTTGTACGGGGTTGGTATATGCCATGCTGACTACAGTTTGTTAAGAAAGAATTTTGGTAACTGTAAAATTATGTGAAAGCAGAAAGTGAAAAATAATTTTGTTGCGTTAAACGCACATGTTGTTAACAATGGGTAGCTGTTTGATTATGTTCAGATAACCTGCCGGAAACCAATTTAGGTTCTATAAACATGCGCATGAAGGCAGTATATTCTGCGTTTGTTTCGCTGAAATACTGATTTATGGCCATGGCTTCGTACTGATGAAGCGATATCGCCATGCCCATTTTATTTTTGTTATTGAAGAATGTAAAGCTGTGCAGCCTGCGTTTGTACATGTCTTGTATTACCAAAGTTTCCAGCTCGTAGTTATGTACTGGTGCAATTTCTGCAGTTGTACGGACCGTGTTTGATAACCAGGACCATTGAAAGAAGTTAAGGTGGAGTGTGATAGCGGGGAGGTTCATATATGGGTATTATTTTTCGGTTTGTTTAAAATTGCTGACAATATCTTTAAGCATGCCGGCTACTTGCTTTTGTTTTTCTATCATACCGATAATAATTCCTTGCACTTCATCGTAATCACCTCTTAAATGACGAGTACAAATACCGTCTTTTCCTGCAACTAAAAAGTAATTGTATTTATTTTCAATCATAAAATCAATTAGTGGATTGAGTAGCGATAAAAGTTCTTTGTGTTTGCTTTCTGATATCTCTTGTAATTCCATAATGTTATTTTTTTGATCTGAACGTACAAGTGTGCGACGCAACGAAGCTTCATTTATGATCTATTGTTTGGCTCAAAAGATTTCTCAGTCGTGCCTCCTTCGAAATGACGGGGGTGTGAAACGGAACCATTACCATATGCTTTCGCGTTTTTTCTTTTTTTGTTTATTGTTTGATGGCTCCTTGCCAGCCGTTTGCGGTATGGTGCTTTGCAGCTTATGCCAATGTTCATCTTTCATGAAATCCATACCAAAGATGGCGGCGGCGGCACGGGCATATACCCGGCAATCGAGCGCCTCGTTTCGTTTATACACCTTTACCCACTCGTACACTGCAAAGCCTTTTTTATTGGTTTTGCGTTCGAGCTTTTCGGCGGTGATGCCCCGGAAAAAATGGGTATCGTACTGCGGGAAATGACAGTAGCCGGGCGGGTAGGTTTTATCTTCGTTGGGGTTGAGCTTTAACCAGCCATACAACTCACTTTTAATAAGGCTAACCCCAACATGAAATACTTTTATGCTGTTTACCTTTTGCCCTGCACGGGTTACCTGCACTGCTTTTGGAGCACTGTACATGGTGGCGAGTGCATCGCTGCCTTTTACGGGAAACACGCGGTTAAGGCCCTGGTACCGCATACAGAAATCGTACACATACTTTGTGTTGTAACCGGTATCTATTGCCATTGCTGAAACGGGGAACAGGGTACCATCTGCTTTGGCAAATGTTTCATTGAGCACAAAGTCAAGTTTCTTCCAGGTGTCGGGGTTACTGGTATCGCCGCTTATGATTCGGTAATCTATGCTCTGGCTTTCTTTGCCTTTTATCCACCCCACGATTTCCAGCTCTAAGCGATCTGCCTGAACATCGACACCTGCAGTGATAAATGATACTTCGGGCATGAGGGTGTTTTGTTTATATAGCTCACGTAAGGCATAGAGACGCTGGTAATCGGGCACCTCGCCCTCTTCTTCGTAACACTCGCCCAGCTTTGTATTTATGAAAGTGATGCGCTTTGGAATGTTGCCTTCGCTATCATCGTAATCTTTTGCCATTTCGCCCCAGCTATACCAGCCCTGCGGTGCATATAATGCATTGATGTGGTAGCCATAGGTAATGCCATCTTCTTTCTCCGGATGAGTGGCAAGCCAGCAGCCGGCAGTGATCATGCGGGTTTTGTGGAATTCGGAAATATTGGTGCGGCAATGGATGCATTCGTATTCTACGGTGGTGTAGTCGCCTTTTGTCCAACGCAGTTGCTCGAATTTTAATACCTG